CTTTACCTGCAACTACAGGAACTACTGTCGTTCTTAGTGATTGGACTATTACTGAATCAGGTGGTGTTCTTTATTTTGCAACAGGTGGCACAAACAAAATGAAATTAGATGCTTCAGGCAATCTAACGTGTGTAGGTGATGTAACTGCATTTGGTACAGTCTAATGGCTATAGTATCATCAGGAGCAGTTAGTCTTAGTGATATAGCTACAGAGTTTGGTGGTACTGCTCCACATTCAATGTCTGAATTCTATGGAGTAGCTAGTGGTGTACCAGCAAGTGGTGAGATTAAATTAGCTTCCGACTTTTATGGAACAGCTAATTCATTTACTACTACATTAAGTTGGGCAACAAATACACAAAAATCAGGAAACGAAATACTTGGTTATATAAACTCATCTTCAAACGTAGCAGGTACAAATAATTATGGTGGTGCAGTTCCAACTTCTCTTGGAAGTATATCAGCACAACCATCAACACCTAATATAAATCATTTGTTTAGAAGTTGTCAGAGTGTAACTGCTGATGAGCTTACACTAGAATTTGCAAGTACTTTTACTGCTTGGACATCTATTACTGTTGGAAGTAAAACGTTTACGAGAGCAAGTGCTTCAACTCCAGGAACTAGAACTTATGCTGTAACTAATCAAACTTATCAATGGTTAAATGCAAATAATTCTACATCTACTTATATAACTGAAGATAGTGGAGGTAGTATTAGTATTCAAGAAGACCCTTTTGGTACAGGTACAGGAAGTGGGTATGCACCATTACCAACAGGAACAGTAACAATAACTCTAAATTATTAATATGACATATACATTTACATTACAAGATACACCATTTACACAAGATGAAACTTTCGATAGATTGTATGCAGATAGTTTAGATGACTTCGAATCAGGAACAGTAATTTTTAGAACAGGAATATCTGATACTAATAAGAAAGCACGAATTTATACTTTATTAACTCAAGGTGGATATGATAATGAAAAGTTAATATCTATAAGTAAAGATGGAACAGTTTGTATGTATATACAAGGCTGGATAAAAGATAATACTTTAGTTTGGAATAGTGCAGTAACAGCAAAAATTAATAATAGTAAGTCATGGTGTGCTGAGTCTCAGCTTTGGACAGACAATAAAACATGGACGCAAAGCAAACAATGTAATTCGTTTGAAATAATATGTATTGCTGATTCAAGAATAGAAACTTTTTTAACAGGAATAAATACTGCAGGTAGGATGCAAGGAACACTATCTAAAACAACAAATGGGGCAGGTCTTCGTGTTATGAGATGGGAATTTTAAAGATTTATAGGAGAATAATTAATGGGATTAGAAACAGGAACATATATAGATAGTCTTAATACCTCAAATCCAGGGGCAACTGATTCTGTTGCTCAAGGTGATGACCACATAAGACTTGTTAAATCAACAATAAAAAATAGCTTCCCTAATATAACAGGGGCAATGACAGCAACACATACAGAATTAAACTTACTTGATGGTTGTACGGCAAATACTACAGAACTTAACTATGTAGATATAGCAACACTTGGTACTGTAGAAGCATCAAAAGCTGTTACAGCAGATTCCAACAAAGATATAACAGGTATTAGAAATCTAACAGTTACAGGTACTATTACTAATAGCTCAATAATAAGTTTATCTGATGTATATCCTGTAGGTTCTATTTATATTAATGCAAGTGATGGCACTAATCCTGGAACATTATTAGGTTTTGGTACATGGGTAGCATTTGGTGCAGGTCGTGTTCCAGTAGGTATAGATGCAACACAAACAGAATTTGACACAGCAGAAGAAACTGGTGGTGCTAAAACTCATACATTAAGTATTTCTGAAATGCCATCACATACTCACAACTTAGGTTCTAAAGATTCTACAGCAGGTGATGGTGGAGCATTTAACGAAGAATTTATTGAAGACCCTGCAGATACAACTAATGGTCCAAATGTAACATCAAGTTCAACTGGTGGTGGTTCTGCCCACAACAACTTACAACCATATATCGTTGTATATATGTGGAAAAGGACTTTATAGATGCCTACATTTGTAGCACCTGCCCCAAAGGGCATGATAAAGGATACAAACGATACTGTACTTCCACCTGAGTTTTATTCACATGCAAGTAATATAAGATTTACTGATAATGCAGGAAAGAAAATTAAAGGACATGATGTAGTATTTGGCACACCTAGTGTAGCTCCATACTTTGTACTTAACTGGTCTACTGGCACAGCATCATATTGGTTTTATCCAGGTACAGCTAAGATATATAGAACTGATGGTACTACTCATACAGACGTTACAAGGACTTCAGGTGGCGATTATGCCACTAATTTAACTACAGTAGGTAATTGGACAGGAACTGTATATAATGGTCTTCCTGTCTTTTGTAATGGTGTTGATAAACCACAAGCATTACCTAACGTAGGTGCTACTAACTTTGTAGATTTACCTAACTGGGATGCAGCAGATGTTTGTAAAACCATAAAAGCATTTGGTAATTATTTGATGGCATTAGGAATAACAACATCTAGTACAGAGTTTCCTAACAAAGTTAAATGGGGTGACGCAGCAGAAAACTTTAGCTATCCATCCTCGTGGTCTCCGTCTGCAACTAATGATGCAGGGGAAGTAACTATAGGGGATGAATCAGATTTTATTGTTGATGGTCTAGCGCTTAAACAATCATTTGTAATATACAAAGAAAACTCTACATGGTTAGCTAACTATATCGGTGGTAATCTTGTATTTAGTTTCCAAAAACTATTTAATGATACAGGTGTATTAAGCAGAAATTGCGTAGCTGAGTTTGATGGTAAACATTTTGTAGTTACTCAAGGTGATTTAGTAGTACACGATGGAGTAAGAAAACAATCTGTAGCTACTGATTTAGTTAAAAAAGAATTATTTGATAACATAAATGATGCATATTATAATCTTACTTTTGTTGCACATAACGTACAGCAAACAGAAATGTGGGTATGCTATCCTAGTATAGGGTCGCAATATTGTAATAAAGCATTAATTTATAACTATGTTAATAACTCATTTACTTTTCGTGATTTGCCTGACATTTATCACATTGGTAATGGAATTGTAGACCCTGGTGCTACATCCATAACTTGGAATACACAGACAGATACATGGACAGATTACAGTGGAGTATGGGGAGAAAGAACCTATAATCCTACAGAAAGAAGTATATTGATGGCAGGAACATTAGATACTAAATTGTATCGTGGTGATTTCGGCAGACAATTTGATGGTGAAAACTTCATATCGACACTAGAAAGAAAAGGATTAACCTTAGATGGTAATACAAATACTGTTAAACAGGTAAGAAAGCTAACACCTAAAGTAGCAGGTTCTGGACAAGTCGTTATATCAGTTGGAAGTTCTATGTCGCCTAATGGCACATACACTTATACAGCAGGACAAAACTTTGACCCAACACAAAACAACAAAGTAGATTGTAGGTCAACAGGTAAATACATCGCAGTAAGATTTCAACACACAGACAACAGTCCATTTGAGCTTAATGGCTATGATTTAGAGTATGAAGTTATAGGGGAAAGATAATGGCACAAGCTCCTAAGTATGTACCTAATCCTGTACCTGCTAACTCAGAAGATTTACCAAGATATATATTTGAAGAACTAACTAAGCTACAAGGGGCATTACAAGAAAACCCTATAGCATTTATAGAAGAAAAGAATGTTGAACCTAGCAGAGTAAAGCAAGGTGATATCGCTTATGCTGATGGTACTAACTGGAATCCAGGACAAGGTGAAAACCTATATTACTATGATGGTACTGTATGGAGAGCATTTGCAGGTGGTAGTGGTGCAGGAGATTTTGGTTTCTTTTATGATACAACTGACCAAACACCAGCTTTAGTAGATACAGCTTATCCCATAACTTTTGATAGTTCAGGCGATACACAAGGTATAAGCATTGATGGCATAGATTCAAGTAAACTTAATTTTACTCATACAGGTAAGTATCATGTAAGTTTTCATGCGACTTTATCATCAGCAAGTGCTAGTACAAAAACTGTGTATTTCTTTCCAAAGATAAATGGAGTAACCAGTTCTCAGTCTACGATTATTTCTACATTACATGAAAATACAGAGAAGAAAATAATATCTAGGAATGGAATATTTAGCATAACAGCAGGACAATACTTACAAGCATTTTGGGCATCGGACAGTACTGACGTAGAACTACAACATAATGCAGCTACAGCATTTGCCCCTGAAACTCCATCTGTTACACTCAGTATTATACAAGTAAGTCAATAGGAGAAAGCAATGATTTATGTATCAGGAATACCTGCAGAGTATATTGATGACGTGTGGGAAGATTGTAAAAAATATGTAGAAATGGGCAATAACAAATCCCAAGAAGAGATGGACGTACATGATATCTACTTCTTTTTAAAAGAAAAAGAAATGCAACTATGGGTTATCTTTGACAAAGACAATGGCAAAGAGATCAAAGCAGTTATAACAACACAGATTTTAAACTATCCACAAAAGAAAGTGTGTCGTATCGTTACGTTAGGTGGCAAGGAACTAGACACATGGGTAGCAGAAACACTAGAAATACTGGAAGAATGGTCACAAGAACAAGA